TGTCTTAGTCCATCTTTAGTTAATAACCAGTTACGAAATGTTGCCCAACTTATTCCCTCGTCAACCACAGCATTTCTTATTGGCTCACCTTTAGCCAATCGTTCTAATATCTTCTTAATTAGAGTCTTGCTGTATTTTGTCGGTCTGCCCTTTTTTATTTCTTCCATTTAATTTTGCTTTGTCTCCTGTAAAGTCTTCCCATCGTTGTAATATAACATCACAAAACTTAGGATCTAATTCTATTGTGTTACAAATTCTGTTATTCTTTTCTGCAGCTATAAGAGTACTTCCACTTCCACCAAAGGAATCATATACCAGGTCCTCTTCTTTGCTACTGTTTCTTATAGCTTCTTCTATTAATGCAATAGGCTTTTGAGTCGGATGCTTATAAGATGATTGAGAGTCTCTTGATATATTCCAAACAGTTGATTTAGTTCTATCACCATAAAAGGAATGTTTTCCTTTACCCTCTTTCCAACCATATAATATTGGTTCATGTTGACACCTATAATCTTGCCAACCCATTCCTGCTGATTGCTTAACCCAAATAATAGTTGAGGACTTCTTAAAGTATTTATCAAAGATAACTTCAAAACTTATTTTAGCATCTGATTTACTATCACCATGACAAACATAAAGAGAGCCTAATGGTTTTAAATACTCATGAGCTAAACTAAAAGTATCATTTAAAAATAACATAAAGGAATCATTATCCATATTGTCATTTTTAATTGTCCCTAATTCATTCTTACCACGACCAGAGTAATTAACATTATAAGGAGGATCAGTGAAGATCATGTCTATCTTTATGTCACCCATTAGCTTTGCAACATCTTCTTTTATTGTTGCATCACCACATAATAATTTGTGTTTGCCAAGCTGCCATAAGTCTCCAGGTTTAGTCCTAGCTTCTATCTTATCAGGAATCTCATCATCGCCAATATTACCTTGTTCGGTTTCTAAATATTGGTTTAACAGCTGCGTTACTTCTTTGTCACCAAAACCTGTTAAGTCTAAGTTAATATCATAATCAGTTAAGTCTTTTATCTCTAAAGATAATAACTCTTGATCCCAATCAGTCTCTTCACCTGTTCTATTATCAGCTAGTCTATATGCTTTAACTTGAGCCTCAGTTAAATTTTCTGCAATATGAACTGGTACTTCTTTTAAGCCTAACTTTTGTGCAGCTTTAAGTCTTGTATGACCAACAATTATAATTTCTTTTGTGTCTACAACTATTGGTTGTCTCCAACCAAACTCATTTAAACTTCCAGCAACCTTATCGATTGCTTGTTGAGGTATTTTACGAGCATTGCGAACATAGGCTATTGGTCTGTCAATAGACCACATTTCTATCTTCATTAATGATATGTTATGTTTTTGCCTGTCTCTGAGTAATCTGTGTATTCTGGTGTGCTTTTAAATGTATCAGCAAAGCTCAATGCCTCTTGCTCTGAGTCGAACTTAAATCTAATAATAATTTCTGACTGATCTGTTTCTGGATTTTTAACCATAAACATAGTGCAGTTAATGTCTTCTAGTAAGTGTTTCATTTAATAAATATCTTATGTCGGTTGCTGTTAAATAATGTTTATGTTTGTTCATGTTTGAATATATTTGTATTATCTCAAATGGTTGCCAATCAGCATAAGAACAAATTAAATTAAAATCTTTGCTCTTTAACCATTCTTTTGCTTCAATTTCATATTTGGCATTTAACCTGGAGGATATTTCAAATTTACCCAATGCATCAGTTAAACCCTGCAACAGAACAGCTCTAAAGAGTTGTTGTTCTGGCATATAAAAAAAGCCACCTTAAAGATGGCTATAATATTAGTCGTATTTTATGTATTATATATATCTTTATAGATTTACGATTCATTTGTTAATAGCAACAAAACATCAACTAAATATCAAAATATAAAATTAATTTATCAAGAGCATCTCTTAACTCATCCATTTTTTTTTTAGTTGCAGGTTTATTATTAACAATAACTTTCCAAATAATGTTAGAATGTTTGCCTAACTCTTTATTTATAAATCTAAATTCATCTAAAGCTGCAAGATTATTAACAGCAAACTCTTCCCTAGTTGTATTGCCTAAATTTTCTTTTAAACTTGCAGTAACTCTTTGTTGTATTCCTGCTTTATCAAATATCTTTTCAAATCCTTGTCCTGCCCAATATCTTTTACTGTTATGCTCTTTATTATGAGGATCTAACAAATCTCTTGCATAATAGTTATCTAAAACTGATTTATGTTGTTTTTCTAAATGTCTATCCTCACCATAAAAAGCAAATCGAAAGACAGCACCATCAACTTTTCTTGTTAATGTAGCATTTTTGTCATTTTTTATTAATTCTTGAGCTCCAAGATCAATAGTAAATTTATCTTTTTTCTTTTTCTTAGACATTTTTCTTTTCCCACCGATATTTTAATTCAGAATAAACATCTTGCCATGCTCTATTAGGTCTTTTATGCCAAGTTGATTTTTTAGTTTTAGCTACATTATCCCATCCAACAGCTTTTAAACTTGTTCCTTTTTCTGATTCTAATGTGTAAGTAATTATTTTTTTACCACCCATTTGTTGCCAAATTCTCCACGATCTTCCATATAAAAAAGAGCAAGTATTTTTTGGTGCTTTATCTAAAACACAGCATCTAAGCACTTCAACAGTAAACATATCGTCTAAAGTCATTGTTATTGGTCTGCCAACAACAGCAACTCCAACTAATTCTTTGTTGTATTCTGCACCTATGCAAAACTTACATCCAACAACTCTTTTATTATGTCTGTGATGTTGAGTAATAAATAAATTTGCAAATTTTAAAGTTAAAGGAACAACAGTAAAATTCATTTACCAAGCCTTAAATTCTTCTTCGGTAATTAAGTTTTCTTTTCTCATCTGACGCACCATATCGTCGGAAATTGATGTACTTCTGATGCCTTTTTTTACAAAACCGACATAATCTTTATGAGATTTTTTTTGTTGAACACCAAAATTATTTGTTTCTTTTTTACTTGGCAGTTCCTCTTCCCACCTTGAGTGATTTAACCAAGTGCTAAAGTGTGGAATAAATTTTGGATCATCTGATTGCGAACATAAAGCATTATATTTTTCTATTAATGTGTCTGGCTTAATGTCTTTTGCAAACTTTAACCAAGATGAATAAGCAACAGTTTTAGAGCCTCTTTTGATTGATAATTTACTCCATATATAGTTATAAGATTCAGAATCAGAATCAGAAGGTTTGCTAGACTTTTGCTTAGCTTTTGCTAGACCACCTTTTTTCCCAGATTCCTGCCTTAATTTAACAATTTCAATCTTATCTTCCCTAGATTTTTTCTGTCTTAACTGATGATAACGACCATCAATTAATGTTAATTTTGCATTAATAACCCACATCAAATCTTCCTTTTGTTGTTGAATTATTTCTGGATTGTCAGATGGATCACAAACCATGCGATAAATAATATTAAAGTCATTAGGTAAGCCTCGACCATTTAAGCTGCCAAGCTGAGTATATAATCGAATATATAATCCCTCTTGTTGTGCTGTCATTCCAGAGCAACCCATTCGCCAATCAGCAAAATAAAAATCCTGGTAAGGAAAAGATATATTATCACTCATAAAGCCTCCCTATTGCCTGTCCGATATAAAATGGTATTTGAGGAACAATAGCATTGCCTAATCCCTTAATTCTTTTTACTCTATCTTTGTCCAATCCTGTGGAAAGCCCATTAGGTGTTCCACAAAGTTCGGATTCAATTTCCCACCAATTTGTCTGGCTTGAGCCTCTAAAGATTTCGAAGCTTGAGAGTTTCCTTTGAGTCTGTATTTTTGTTCCGATGTTGTTGGAGTCGGATAAAGTCTCGGCTCTAGAATCTGATCGGTCAATCTTACTTGTATTGCGTGACCACTCGGTCTTAGTAAAGGTTGGTTCTTGTCGAGGCATCTTCTGATCCCTTTGATGTTTGTCCCCCCTGCTGATCCATCTGGAGTTCGCCACAATCCAAATGCGTTCCCTTTCATGTTTTGCACCGATGCTTTGAGCTGAAATAATAAAGCACCTCGTGGAGTAGTTCGCACTCTCCAGGTCCTCAAGTATGGTGTCGAGATACATCCTAACAATTCCACTAACATTTTCTCCAATAAACCAAGTGGGTTTGGACTCCTTGATAATTCTAAAAGTTTCTTTCCAGAGATTTCTGTTGTCATCTTTTCCTTTTTGTCTTCCTGCAACAGAAAATGGCTGACAAGGAAAACCAGATGTAATTATAAATGGATTAATATTTTCTTTTGTCGGACTAAATTCTCTTATGTCGCTATATATTGGTATGTCTGGGAAATTTTTATTTAATACTTTATGGCAATAAGAATCAATTTCACAAAAGGCTGATGTTTTAAAATAACCTGTATTTTGTAAGCCTAAAGCGAATCCACCTATGCCAGAACATAAATCTAAATGGCTATGCACAGGGCAGAGCCTTTAAAATAACAAAGGATCTGGCTGAATATGGTCGTTTTTGTAGGTATTGCTTATGAATTAAAGTGTCCACTATTCTAAAAACATTGCTCGGAGTCGAATATCCAAGTCCTGCAGCTATGTCCCTATGACTAGGAGTTTTATTATTTTTCTGCTGATAATCTTGAATATATTTAAGTACTCTTATTTGTTTATCTGATAAATTTTCGCTGTATTCCACAGTTTTTTTACAAATGGTACATTTTATTTGCATAAATTGACAAATATTAAAAAAATTTTAGTTTGTCAAATAAACTTTACTTTGTAAATTATTATATATAGTGACCATTTAATTATTAATTTTGACATAAAATCAAAAAATAGGTAGTTTATTTATGAAAATGAAACTTTTAGGTCAACAAAAGCATTTAGATAATCTTAAAATGATTATCGACCAAAATGGTCAAAATGCTCGGTCACTAGCTTTACTGACCAATGATGAACCAAATGGATTTGGTAAAATGTCTCATCAAACAATTTATTCAATTTTAAAAGGTGACACAGATATTAAATTTTCTCAACTGCAAGAATTTTCAAGAATTTTAAATGTTAAAATAAATAAACTTATTAGTGATGATGTAGGTAAAATAGAAATTATACAATATTTTGATAGAAAAAAAGGTCATTTTGTTCCAAGACAATACGACCAACCTATTGAAGTTGTATATTCATTAAAAGATTTATATACTCCTGCTTCTTATAAAGGTATGTTTTGGAATCCAAGTCCTACTTTTAAGAGAACACCATCATTTTCAGTTATAGACATGGAACATAAAGATTGGGCAATGGACAAATCAAAAAGGGATCTTTTATTATATCAAGATGTAATTTTACAATGTTCAAAAGATCAACAGTTTTATTTTGGTAATGTTTTAGATTTTAACAAAGATGGTACTTGTATTTTTCAACAATGGAAAAGTATTTTTATTAATAAAGATAATATAAAATTTACGGAATTAGGCAAAAAAGTTTCATACGAAGATATGATGATTAATCAGTATGAATTGCGAAAAAATTGTTATTACGATGCCATTTACCCACAAATTTCTTTAATATCGTGTTTTGACACAGATTATAAAATCGAACAAATTTCAATATAACTTTACTTTGTCAATATTTCTTGACAACTCCAAATTAATCCTTAAAAATCCAAATTGTCTTAGATTGCTCCTAAGACATAAAAGGTCTGTCTGGGTGGGATTGGATAAGCTGATCCCACCTTAAATCAGACAAGGAGTTTTAATGATTAAAAATTTTTTTAAACTTAAATTAAAAAAACCCATTATCAAACCTGCTGTAAAACCATTTAATGAAAATCAGCATAAATATATTTGGTTTGGTATTAAAGTAGCTACAGAAAAAGACAGTCCTAATAATTTTAAAAAGTTTCATTGTTAACCTCCTACAATGAATATGGTGGGTGTTATTAAATATATTTATTCATTTTTTTCTCCAAAAAAAAAGAAAGCACCCACCTATAAATATATTGAGGTTTATTGGGAGGCTGAGAAATGTATTTTGAAAGTAAAAGATAATGCCAACGATTGAATATATAGTAAATAAGAAAAAAGTACCTGGAGTCACGACCATATTATCTCGTTTTAAATTAAGCACTCCATTAATAATTTGGGCAAATCGATTAGGCTTAGAGGGTAAAGATTATTTTAAAGAATTAAATAAAGCAGGAGAGATAGGAACAGAACTTCATAATCTTGCAGAACAACATATTAAAAACGAACATTACGATTTACCAGAAGATGAAACAGTTAGAAATTGTTTTAACCAATTTATAGATTGGTGGGATAAATCTAATTATAAAGTTACATGGACTGAAAAACCTTATGCTAGTAAAATATTATTATATGGTGGGTGTCCAGACTTGCTTGTTAATGGCAACATCTTAATTGATTTTAAAACATCTAAAGGAATATATTTAGATTATCTTATTCAATTATCAGCCTATGCAGCTTTAATAAAAGAAGTTGATGGCATTGAAATAGAACAAGCCATAATTGTTAGGTTTCCAAAAGATAATAATACACCAGAATTTGCAAAATTTTCTAAAGCAGATTTAAAAGCTGCATTTAAACAGTTTAAACTTTTTAGAAAAGCATTCGATATAGACAAAGACCTTAATAAATTAATGAGGAAAAAAAATGGATGAGGAAAAAATAAGTCCTAAAACTTTAAAGGAATCATTAACTTGCTTTCAAGATTTAAACATTAAAGCTACTAAAGGTGCTGTAAATCCACATTTTAAAAGTAAATACTCGGATTTAACAAGCGTTATTAATGCTGTAAATCATGGTGCAGAATTTGGTTTATCCTTTTCTCAATCAGTAGAATATAAAAATATTATACTTGATAGAGTACAAATTAAAGATGATTCAGAAGTAAAGTATCAAGAAATATTTAGAGATATTTATGTCACAACAACAGTTTATCATAACATAGATAAAGAAATTTTAACTTGTTGTGTCCCAGTTTTAGTAAATGGAAACGATAAAGATAACCCACAAAAAATGGGATCAGCTATTACTTATGCGAAACGATATGGATTACAATCTTTATATGGTTTGGCAAGTGATGATGATGCTAATGCAGCATCCGAAGTAAAACAGACCAATAAAAAAAGGCACGAAGTATGAGTGAAACAATAATTAAAGCTACTTTATTTAAAAATGAGTACAAAGAAAAAGGTGATAAAAAACCTGATTATCAAAATAAAACAATTTGTTATCCAGATGATGTTTTGCAAGAGGATATAATTCTTAAAAAAGGAGAGGCATATTCTATTGCTTTATGGAAAGGCGATAATGGAAATTTGTCTGTAAAAATACAAGAAGCATATAAAAAAAAACCTAAAGCCAATGCTCAAGCAGAGGGAGAGGATATTCCTTTTTAATGTCAGAACAATTTAATGAAGAACAGGTTAGCT